ATTTATCTGTAAGTTTTTTATCTTTGGTGAGAATCAATACTTCTGCTTCTTTTGGATGAAGACCTCGCAAGAGATTGATGAACATCATTTCTCTGCGAATAGATGTAAGAGAATCATTACCACCTTTTACATAATGATAAAGATTTTGCCACTCCTTTCTCAAAGAAGTTTTTCCTCTTCCATCAAGGTCTTGACCAGTTGCTAATTCTCCACCGTATGCCTCTTTTCTCAAATTATCAGAAAGAGTTCCAGAATATACAGATTGTTCATCAGCATTTCCATATGGAACTTCTCCATCAGGAAGAAGTGAAATTACGCTCTCATCAAAGTTCCAAATAAAAATTGCTTTCAGAGATTCGTGTTCATATGTCTTAAGAACTTCTACCTTCTTTGCATTGCTTCTTTGCTTTGATGCAAGTTCTAGAATTTCAAATACAAAAGGATTTGTTGGAAGAGTTTCAATCGTTTTTTCATCCGTCGTCCTCTTCGTCTTCGTCGTCGTAGCCATAATAGTCATTTTCAAAGCGTACTGATACTATTTCGTCAGGTATTACCTGCCCATTCTCATCAAAAAACTCTGGATGTAAATAAGGAGGTCTTGATTCTAACAAATGTCGGTAAGTTAACCAACCAATTATACTACCTACCATAAAAAAGAGCAAGGTGAACATTATGGTGAATGTTATTACGTATGCTGATTCCATTTGTTTTCTCCAGAGAGTTTATTTTTTCCTAACATCAAAGTGAAATTCTATAAAAAAATGAAACTCTCTGCGGAAGAGAGAGATCATCTTACCAAACTTCACTTGAAAAGTCTTTGGTGTTGGTAATCTCCTCCTATTCCGTAGTAATAACTCAACACCCCGATTAATTTGGGGTTCTGATTTATTTAGTTTTCTTCTTCCGCCTTCCTGGTCGTCTATCATAACTGTATCTCCAGGCATCCTCAAGAATACCATAAAGGTAATTTCTTATTTTTCTTGCTTGTGGTTTTGGGATATGTCCATAACCTTCACGAAGTTGTTTATGAATTTCATCTGAACCACCTTCAAGATAATCATCCAAGTCCATCACAAGATTACTCAACTCGTGTGCTGTATTACTTTCGATAAATTCTTCAACTTCTGCTTTTCTCGTTCCACGAACTTTTAAATAGTCATAAAATTTTAAAACAAATTGTCCTTTGAAAGCATAATCGATTGCTTTTTCTACATCACCACAAACTTCGTGAATTGTGTTTTCCATTAAACTAGATTTTGCTCCTTAAGGTATTGAACAGTATCAGTGCATCCACCAATGTGTTGGTCATCTACGATCACTTGAGGGAAAGTAGAACCTTCCCCAAACTCAGCATAAAATTCATCACGGGTAAAATCAGTATTCAATTTGTAAACTACATGCTGAAGTTCTGCTAACTCTAGCACCTGTTGAACTTTTGTGCAATATGGGCAACCGTCTTTTGAATAAACTGTAAATTTCATATGGTTTATAAAACTGAAAGTTATTTAGCGTTAACTGGAATTCCTTGTCCTTCAGGCAACCATACTTGCTGCTGAAGTTCTATTGGTGGTAGTTCTTCTTTTGCTGCAGGTAATCCTTGTTGTCCAGAGAGTTGTTTATCCGTTGTTGATGACACTGTGATAACTTGATCCATAATAAACTTTTGTTTACGATAAGTTCTTTTGTCTTTATCGAATCCAACTAACATCAATGCATCATTCTCTTCTCCACAATGAGCAATTACTCTACCAGTGGATTTGTCGGTCACAACCCAATAATCATACATTTTTTTCTGGCGCTTTTGATTGATTATAAGTCTTTACTGGTGGTCTGTAAAGTCCAGGCCAAGTATCTCTAATGATTTCTGCGAGTTTGTATGGTGTTGTAGAGGATATCATAGGTCTTGCATAACAGATAATATAAACATTAAGATTCCAAAGAGTTGAAAAAGAATTAAAATGAGAAGCATAAAAAAAGGAGTTCAGAGAACTCCTCTTATTTATTTTTAGAGTGCATTACCTCGCGGTAGAACTTCCTCTGGGAACACAAAGTTCTCATGAGGTTGGTCTACAGGTGCCATCCAAGCACGAAGTCCTTCATTCAATAAAATATTCTTCGTATAGAAAGTTTCAAATTCAGGATCCTCCGCTGCACGAATTTCTTGAGAAACAAAATCGTAAGCACGAAGGTTAAGGGCAAGACCAATAATACCGATACTGGAGGTCCAGAGACCCATAACAGGCACAAACAACATAAAGAAATGAAGCCAACGCTTATTGCTGAAAGCAATACCAAAAATCTGAGACCAGAATCGATTAGCAGTAACCATAGAGTAGGTTTCCTCTTCTTGAGTTGGTTCAAATGCCTTGAATGTATTTGCTTGATCACCATCTTCAAATAGAGTATTTTCTACAGTTGCTCCATGGATTGCACAGAGAAGTGCTCCTCCTAGGATACCAGCAACTCCCATCATATGGAAAGGGTTGAGGGTCCAGTTATGGAATCCTTGTAAGAACAGAAGGAATCTGAAGATTGCTGCGACACCAAAGGATGGTGCGAAGAACCAACTGGATTGACCCAGAGGGTACATCAGGAAAACGCTGACGAACACCGCAATGGGACCAGAGAACGCGATTGCGTTGTAAGGGCGGATGCCTACAAGACGGGCAATCTCAAACTGGCGAAGCATAAATCCGATTAAGCTGAAAGCTCCGTGGAGCGCCACAAAAGTCCATAGTCCCCCAAGTTGGAACCACCTGACGATATCCCCTTGAGCCTCAGGACCCCAAAGTAGAAGAAGAGAATGACCCATAGAATCTGCAGGCGTTGACACAGCAGCCGTAAGGAAATTAGCCCCCTCAAGGTAACTAGACGCCAACCCGTGGGTGTACCAGCTTGTAACAAACGTTGTGCCAGTAAGCCAGCCACCAAGGGCAAGATAAGCAGTGGGAAAAAGTAATAGTCCAGACCAACCCACAAATACAAAGCGATCTCGTTTAAGCCAGTCATCCAGGACATCGAACCATCCTCGTTGTTGAATTGGTTGTGAAAGTGTTGAAGAAGTCATAACCTCCTATGTATTTCTCATATTTATCTTAACATTCCTTAATAAAGAAGTCAATGAGTGTTTCTACTCAACTCATAAGTCCCTTTAGTAGGTGAGTTGCTTCCGAGAATCTATCCACATAATGTATTAAATCCATCTCCTCATTATTCAAAAATCCATTATCTAACATCTCATCTTCAATCCAATTCTTTAATGTTCTCCACATTCTACCAACACAAATAATTGGTTTTTTATCAATATGATTTACTTGAACTAATTGGTAAATCATTGCCATCTCAAGAAGAGTTCCAATACCACCAGGAGTTACAATAAATGCATCACAATCAGAAAAGGTTTTTAATCTTGAATAGAATGTTTGATGCTTTTCATATTCCTGAACATAAGGATTCACACCTTCCTCAAATGGTAGATAAATTGCTTCTGCAACTGAGCAAAGAGAATTTTCAGTGCAAGCACTCATTGCTCCTTTATTTGCAGCTTCCATAGTTCCTGGACCACCTCCAGTAACTACTACCCATCCTTCTGCTGCAATATTTCTACCAAGTTTTTCTACTGCTTTATAAAGTCCTGATTCAGAACTTGTTCTTGCTGAACCAAAAATTGCTACTTTTTTCATAGTTTTTACTATATCTATTTTACTTATCCCCAATACATCTGACCAAGAGTGAATAAAACAAATACAAGAACCGTAAATACCATCATACCTACACCTGCCCAGATGATCCAGGATTCCATAGGATGATGTTGATTATTATGAGACATTGAGATACTCAATCATTTTATGTAATGTATCTATGTTATCACCTACAAGTCCAAGAGCGGTGTTGCAGTGATGGCATAAAAGTTTTCTTACTTTACCAGTTGTATGGCAGTGGTCTACACATAACTTCTTCCATTTACCATTACCTTCATTTCCACAGATAGCACATCTTCCATTTTGTTCTTCATACATTTTTGTATGCTCTTCAAGAGTTATGCCATAGTTTCTTTTTAGATCATTATTTCTTGTTCGTTGTGGATTTGCTTGATGTCTTGCTTTCACCCTTGCCTTATCACACTCTTTGCAGGCAGAGTGCCTCCTACCTGTTTTCTTATCACGCATATAAAACTCTGTAATGTGCTTCTCAACATCACAGGTCATACAAGTTCTATACAGGTCGGAGTATAGTTTAGTCATTTCGTGCTTTCTTTCGTGCTTAAATATTTATAAAAAAAGGAACTCCGAAGAGTTCCTTAATATTATATCAACCGATTGCGGGAGCAGTCAAGGCAACTGGTGTTGCTTCTGCTGCGGCAAGGTCAAGAGGGAAGTTGTGTGCATTCTTAAACTTCCCATAACTATCTGGTATTACTACCAGGATTGGACTATATCATCACCATTTCTGGTGTCGGACGCTTATTCCTGTTATTAAGGGAACTATATCCCTCAGGTAGTCTCTGAACCTTTCCAGAGTGTACTCTGGACTTGGCTGCTGATTGCCCACTTAGGGTTTCCAGCAATTCATCCGATTTAAAGAGCGCAAAGCACAACTTGACGCTCGTGCATTACCTCCATCCCGAGACCAGCACGATTAAGTACATCAGCCCAGGTGTTGATCACTTTACCTTGACCATCAACGATGGACTGGTTAAAGTTGAAACCGTTGAGGTTGAACGCCATTGTGCTAACGCCAAGGGCAGTAAACCAGATACCGACAACAGGCCAAGCAGCAAGGAAGAAGTGTAGCGAACGAGAGTTGTTGAACGAAGCATATTGGAAGATCAGACGACCAAAGTAACCATGAGCAGCTACAATGTTGTAGGTCTCTTCTTCTTGTCCGAACTTGTAACCATAGTTCTGAGACTCTTGCTCTGTCGTCTCGCGGACAAGGGAAGACGTAACCAGAGAACCGTGCATAGCACTGAACAGAGAACCACCGAAGACACCAGCAACTCCAAGCATATGGAAGGGGTGCATCAGAATGTTGTGCTCTGCCTGGAACACAAGCATGTAGTTGAATGTACCAGAGATACCCAGAGGCATCGCGTCAGAGAAAGAACCTTGACCGAAAGGATAGACCAGGAACACTGCAGAAGCAGCAGCAACAGGTGCGCTGTAAGCAACACAGATCCAAGGACGCATACCCAGGCGGTAGGAAAGTTCCCACTCACGACCCATATAGGCATAGATACCGATGAGGAAGTGGAACACTACAAGTTGGAAAGGACCGCCATTATATAGCCACTCATCAAGAGAGGCAGCTTCCCAGATAGGATAAAAGTGCAGTCCAATTGCATTGGAGGAAGGAATAACAGCACCAGAGATGATGTTGTTTCCGTACATCAAAGAACCAGCAACTGGTTCACGAATCCCGTCGCTTCATTTAACAAACAACCATATCATTAGACTTAGGTTGTTTCTGTTGACGAATCTGATTTGCTCGTTTTGCGTTTTCTACTCTTCCACCATTTTCTACCCACTCTTTCCAAGTTTGTAGATGAGAAATACATTCGGTTATTCTTTCTGCTCGTCGTACTCCCATATAAGGAAGTATTTTTTGTAGAATGAATAAAACTTTTTCCTTTTCTCCGATGTGAAGTGTATAAACTTGTTTACCTTTTACAGTTTTTCTTGATGGTGAGAAATAAGACTTATCTAAAAGTTTACTCAACCTTTGAATAATGTCTTCGTCTACCATAGAAACTTTAATAAAAGGTGCTGGTGGAGTATTAGAAATTTCATAACGGTCTTTGGAACGATTATCTATTCCGAAGTATCCTTCACCTTCTAATAAACCAGCAATCCAAGCAACATCAGTTTCAGTTAGGTTTAACATTTTACTCTTGCTTCTTCTGTATTATTTATACAGCATTAGCAAGAAAAAGTCAACAGTAAATGTGTGGACTATATCTTCACCCTTCATAGAAGGGGCTGGGCGCTCGTGTCGGTTATTAAGAGGACTAAACCTCTCCGATAGTCTCTGAACCTTTCCCAAGTGTACTCGGGACTTGGCTGCTGATTACCTTTCGGTTTCCAGCAATTCACCCAGTTTCGTCAATACTCTTACGAGTAAGGGACACCGATTAGAGGATAATGTCTACGGGAGGAGCCGCAATAAATGCGACAATAAAACAGATAGCAGCTGCAAGTAATGTTGGTAGCATCAATACACCAAACCATCCAACGTACAACCTATTGTCGGTTGAAGTTACCCAGTTACAAAACTGTTCCCAAATATTCGATTGTGATTGTTGACGTGAAATTGTAGCAGTCATTTTTAAAAGAGAGTTAGATAAGAGTTCGGGGGAACGAACTGATTCTATTATACCCCCACAGCACCCTCCACTGTGGGTATGAGAGACGTTTTTATACTCCCCATAGGTCTCGGTTAATGGGAGTGGACAATGTTACAGATCCGTTAGGGTTCGTAACATTTGTTTACCTATTTATCATACTACGGTCTGCTGCCCTTGTCAAGCCCTTCAAATGGAGACACTCTCCTAAATAAGAGTAGTGTTTATTCACATTAAGAAAATGAAAAGACTTCTATTAGCCTTTTCGTTATTCTTCGCAATCCCAGTTAATGCTGCTGAAATTACATCTAAAATCACTGATTCCGTTCAATTGAAAGTTGATGGTGCTGCTGTTCAATCAACCCGAATTGGTGCTTCCTATTCAGCGTCAGGAACCAATATCCAAGCAACATCCTTTGGGGGTGTTGGTGGTGCTGGAACCTACGACATTAATACTCCAGGTCAAGCATTTAACTTCTCAGAAAGCATTATTGAGGCAGATACTCCTGTTCTCAATCAAACACTTTCTAATCAAGGAACATTTGACTCACCAAATCTTTATGGAGATAGTGTAACTCAAGTTGGTGGTGAGAAAGGAACTCTTGCAGGTACTCTTTCCCCAACTGGCGTTCCAACTGTTACTGCTGGTGGTGCAGGTACAAGTGCTACTGCTCAAAGATCCATTGAATTAAGCGTATTCAAATGAGACTTTTAACTCCCGTTTTGCTTTTAGCAGCGGGAGTCATTTGTACTCCCGCAATGGCAAATACAGTTGTGCCTAATTTTACTAGAGGCACTATTAACGCAACAACAGAATCTACAACAAGAATTGTAGAAACAATCCGCCAAGTTGAATATACAACTGGTGAATCTTATACTGTAACTGGTACGAACATCAACATTCCTGGCGTTCCTCAAAGAGGTTCTGGTTATTCAATTATGACGCAAGGTGCTCCATTCCAGTTCAGTGAAACCTATCTCGGACCTGGAGTGGCAAAAGAAACATGGATAGACAGAACTACAGAAACAGAATCAACAACTACATCCGTATCTGTATTTACGCAGTAGGACTTTATGTATCGCCAGTGTTGGCTCAAACAGCTCCTAGTAATACTAATATCGCTGGGCCTTCTGCTAGTGCTACTGGAAACGTTACAAACCAAGCGGTCCAAGTTCTCCAAGGGCCGTACGCACTTAATACCTATGGTGCGGGCGTTAGTTGCCAGGGACCGACCTTCTCTCTAGCACCTTTCGTTGTTGGTAATGGAAATGCAAGTCAAGACCCAGAACAGTTTACATCTTTTTCTGGTAACGCTGGATTGTCTATGGGATTTAATGTCCCACTAGATGGTTCTTTACAAGAACTTTGTAAGGCAAGAGCAAGGGTCGAAATTTCAAGACAACAAGCAGAAGCAGATAAGGCAAGATTAGATTTTGAACTCGTGAGATTATTGAAATGCGGTGAGGCATATAAAGCGGGGGTAATGTTCCATCCCGATAGTCCTTACTATAAAGTTTGTGCGGATGTTGTTGTGAAATACCCAAGAGTTGAGGATGTGGTCAATGGAACCAATACAACCAATTGATAATCCAAATTTAAGACCAATAATCGGAAATAATCCGATTAACATACCAAACGCAAACATAAATCGAATATCCGGTCCATCTGTAATATCAACTATAGATAGACCGAGTGTTCGTGGTGTAGAAGTACCAGTAGTTCGTGGGTTAGAAGTTCCTGTTATTAATATGCCGAACACTGGAATTAAATATCCAGTTCTCAATGTTCCCACTCAGGCAGAGTTTGATGCTGCAGTAAATGCAGAACGTCAAAAACAAGCAGCAGAAGAACAACAGAAAAATAGAGGACTTCCAGATACTATCACTCAACCTCAACTTCCACAAGTTGCTGAAACCTCCACTACTCAAACTCCTACACCAGTTGTAGAAGTTCCACCAGATAAACCTCAACCAACCTTTTCTGTTTATGGTGTCGATATTAATCTACCTGATCCTTCTCTTGTTGCTACGGCTGGTGCTGTAGCAGTAGTTACAACTGCTGCTACGATAGCATCAACTGCTGCTTTTAATGGATTGAGAAGTGCTGCAGAACCGTTTTTAAAAGAGGCTGCTAAGAATAAGTTTAAAATTAAAATCAAACAAGTTAAACCTGTTCTCCATTATGTGATGGCAGAAGCAGGTCATATTGATATTTTTGAATACTCAGCAGAAGGAACAAGATTAGTTGCTCAAGTTGATAATGTTGAACAGTACATTAGAGACCAAATAGAGCAAAACACACTTTACGAAATTGAAAATAAAGTAATCATTGATGAACCAATAAAAGATAAGTTCACAAAAGAAGGACAAGAAAGATTCAAACCTCTCTATGCCCCTCCTAAAAAGATTGCTAAAAAATTATCTGCTCGCTTGTCTTTTTGATTCCAATAGAGAAAAATCTTTCTTTTTAGTTCCACCGGAATATTCCCAAGCAAATCCCTCATCAATCATTTGTTGATTGACTGATTTCTTTTTATTGACTGCAGATACTTCAGCATCTCCAATAAACAAATATCCCAGAATTCTACCATATTTCTCAGTAGAATCTGGGAGTTCTGTTTTAACAATGATGTCGGTTTGACCTTCTAACTTTTTCTTAAGCCATTCTTTAACTTCAAGACCAAGTGCTTTTTCTTTTGCATCAGTTGTTCTGCTCTCTGGGGTATCGACACCAGCAAGACGAATTCTTTTTTCTAAACTTATATCAAACCCTAAATCTATTGACGCATCTATTGTATCACCATCTACAACTTTTAAAACTGATTTAATCCTATAAATGTATGGGTCTTTATCTGCCATTTATTTAATTTGATTTACTCTTACTATATATTCTTCCCTGAACCCATCCACATTCAGGAACTTCATTACGACCAAAAAGTCTTTCAACTTCACCATCATTCCACCACTTTCTCCCAGTCATATAATTTTTTCTTTTGTCCTTGAATTCTTGGGAACGAACTGCTCCTTTCTTATTTTGTGGTAGTTTTT